GGCAGAAAAGTGTTTAAATAAAAGAGAGATTGTCAAAAGGCATGTCGAGGAGCCAAGCTCCAACAAGAGGGCTTTCTGGAAAAAAGAAATGACGCTCCTCAATCGATTGCTAGATGAATTTCCTGATCAATGCTTCTGGAGCAAGGTAAGTTTTGGTCAAAAATTCGAAAGCTTTGCTATTTTGGCAAGTGGAGGCTGGAAAAAGCTTGTAAAAAGCAAACACTTAGACTATAATTACAAAATTCCTCAACCAAAAGAATACAAACTCGAATCAGAAAAAATAGGTGAGGACTACCAATCAAGCAGGTCAAAAAAAACAATAAAAGATTTTTTATCATAATAATATGAGTAAGACATTAGACAATATCGAAGCATTCTTAAATCATAAAGAAAATAAACGTTTTCACTTTAATGACTACGAAGAATTGGATTATAAAATTCCAACGGGTAGTTTGAATTTAGATTTAGCTTTAGGAGGTGGGTTGCCCGCTGGCGTACATAGATTTACTGGCGTTAATGAAGGAGGTAAAACTTCTTGCGCTTTATCAATCGCAAAGCGTTTTCAAGAAAAATTTGAAGACAAAGGCATGGTGGTCTATATTAAAAGCGAAGGTAGATTAAGCCCAGAGATGATCAAAAGGTCTGGAATTGACACAAGCGAAGAAAAGTTTTTTAAGTTCGATTGCAATGTCTTTGAAAAAGTATTTGAGCTTATTAGAATGCTTATTTCTGAAAATGATGAAGGTAAAAAATATTTCTTTATCATAGATAGCGTTGATGCTTTGTGTCGTCAAAATGATTATGATAAGCCTTTTGAAGATAGCGAACAAGTTGCTGGTGGCGCGTTGATCACCTCTGTATTCTTAAAGAAGATGGTTTTGCCCATCATCAAATTAAATCACGTTATGATCTTAACGTCTCAAGTTAGGGTTGAAGTGGCGGCTAACCCTTATGCAGCAAGAGGAGGGCCAAAGCAAAAACAAGCTGGCGGAAATGCAATTAAGCATTATGCTAATTTTATTTTAGAATTTCAAGAGCGGTATAATAATGATATTATTTTTGAAAATAACAGCGCTGCAAAACTGGAAGACAAAGGCAATCCAGTTGGTCATATTTGTAAAATTGTATTCCGCAAAAGTGTCAATGAAAAGACGGGAGCAATGGTTAGATACCCAATTAAATATGGCAGGATTGGAGGCAAGTCAGTTTGGTTAGAAAAAGAGATCATTGATATGGCCTACCTTTGGGGCTTTATAGAAAAGAAGGGAGCCTGGATCTCTTTAGATTCTGAAATTGTAGAAAAATGCAAAGAATCAAAAATTGAATTTTTCGAAAAGATTCAAGGAGAACCCAAATTAATTGACTATCTAGATAATCACGAAGACTTTAAAAATCTTCTTCTTGAATTAATCCATCAAGCAGTCAATGAAATTTAAGACTTTATATGGCGCGACTAGAGTTGTTTCAAATCCCAAAAAATACTTAATCAACTGGGACGAAAAAAGCAAAAGCAAAATACAAAAAGCTACTAAAGATTTTTTAAAAAAATATTGGGAGAATTATGTTGTGTTTGAAGAATTTCCTGTGGCTGGGTCTAGAATGTCGTTAGATTTTTATAACGCTACAAAAAAGATAGCCATTGAAGTGCAGGGAGCCCAGCATACCAAATATACTCCATTTTTTCATGGGGATAATAAATACAATTATTTAAGTCAATTAAGAAGAGACCAAGACAAATTAAAATTTTGCGAGTTAAATTCGATTCATTTGTTAGAAATATACAAAAAAGAAGAACTAACTGTAGGATTTTTTAAAAAATCTGGAGTCTCATTGTAACTTGTGTAATAATTATTATGGATTTTGATCCAAACGACATACCCGAATTTGAGGTTCCTGCAAATATTTTTGATAAAATATATGAATTTTCTCATGCTCATGAAAGCTTACGAGGAGTATTAATTGCTTATTTAGATCCTTATGGTCAGCCTGTAATCTATTCTAAATACGGAAGTAGAGTTATAGAATTTGGTTTAAGAAAGGCTATGGAAATATATTTAGAAGACCTTGAATCACTTAATTCAATGTATGAAATTGATGGTGAAGACGATGAGGGAGATTTAGAGGATTAGTTTGTAGGTTTTAACTTAAATTAAATATAAAATATGATTGAATCAAAAGAGCTTGAAAGGCATCTTTTAGCGGGGTTGATTAAGTATCCTGCCGTATATGTAGAAGTTGCTCCCTTTTTAACTGAATTGGATTTTTGTACGGAATCTAGCCAAGTGCATTCCACCATTTTTAAAATACTAAAGAATTGTATCGAAAGGGGGGAAAATGTAGACGAAGTGGTTTTGGCTCAAAAAGTTAAAGATTTCAATATCTCCTTTGAAGATAATATCGATACTGGTCAGTATATATCTTCGCTTGGACTAAGGAAAATATCTCAAGAGGGGGCTCTAAATGCGGCGAAGGAATTAAAAAAGATTAGCATTAGGAGGTCTATTAGGGATGCAGCTCTTAATGTAGCCCAAAAAATGAAAATCATGGGCTCAAATCATACGTTTGAAGAAATCATTGAACAGGCGGATAGTATTTACAATAGGCAGGTTGATTTCTATCATATCAATGACGCGCCTCAAAATATTTACGATTCCATGGAAGAAATCATTGAAGAAAGGGGAGATAATCCACAGACTGAATTTGGTTTCATGGGGCCGCATGAAAGGCTAAATGAATTGTATGGATCGTTACTTAGGCCAGGAAATATTTCTGTTATTGTTGCAAGGTCTGGCGTTGGCAAAACTACATTCTGTTTGGATTTTGCGACAAAAGTTTCACAAAAATACAATAACGTTCCTGTTTTGCATTTTGATAATGGCGAAATGTCTCAAGAAGAATTAACCATGAGGCAATGTGCTGCGCTATCCAAAGTTCCAGTGCATTTTTTAGAAACTGGAGAATGGAGAAAGAACGCTGAATTTGTATCTAAGGTCAGGTCAACATGGAAAACAATCAAAGATTTTAAGTTTTTTTATTATAATGTCGCTGGCTTAGGGGTAGAAGAAATGGTAAATGTTATCAGAAGATTTTATTACTCCAAAGTAGGGAGGGGGAACAAAATGGTTTTTAGTTTTGATTATATTAAGAATACAGAAGATAGCACAAGCAAAAACCAAAGCGAGTGGCAGACTATCGGCAACATGGTTACTAAGTTTAAAAATGTAATACAAAAGGAAATACTTGGAGATGATGGCCCTGTTATATCTATGATAACTAGTGTTCAAAGTAATCGGTATGGCATTACAACAAATCGAAGAGCAGAAAATACAGTCGATGACGAGAGCGTTGTTTCTTTGTCAGATAGAATTATTCAATTCTGCTCCCATATGTTCCATCTTAGGAGGAAGACGCTCGATCAAATTCAAGAAGAGCCAGAAGGATACGGAACACATATTTTATCATGCCTCAAATCTAGACATTTAGGATCTAATCATCATAGGGCTATTCAGCCCGTCGAAATGCCAGATGGCTCAAAAAGAAATAACTACATCAACTTAAATATAAATAATTTTGATATCGAAGAAAAGGGAGATCTTCAAGATATGGTTGATGCGTTAAATTTCGCTAATGTGCGACCAGATGAAACATTTTTAGATGAAATACCCAACGAATTATGAGTTTAGATTTTAAACAAACGCTTGAATCTTTGGGCTATAAGCTTAGAGACAGAGGAAAGTATTGGCAGACAAATGCCCAATTTAGAGATGGCAATAACTTTACAGCCATTCAGATTTTTAAAGACAATGGAAACTGGAATGACTATGTCGAAGGTAAAACTTCTTTAAAATTCGATTTACTTGTTAAAAAAACATTAGGCACTAATAACCAATCCGTTATACAAAAATACATAAAGCACAGAGAGCTAGATTCATTTGGTGAACCCGAAAACAAAGGAGAAAAGATTACAATGGATGAAATATTCGACAAAGAATATCTTAAGAAATTAATGCCGCACTATGCGTTTTACAACAAAAAGGGGATTTCAGATAAAACTTTAAAATTTTTCATGGGCGGTTTTGCTCACTCAGGAAAACTTAATAAAAGATTTGTTTTTCCTATTTTTAATCAAGACTCCTTAATACATGGTTTTGCTGGAAGAGATATGACTTCAATAGAAGAGCGCCCCAAATGGAAACACGTTGGGAGAAAATCGAGCTGGATTTATCCTGCGTTTATTGGAGACATTCAGGAAATTATTTGCGAAAAAAATCAAGCTATATTAGTCGAGAGCATTGGAGATATGCTTGCATTACATGAACAAGGGATTAAAAATGTCTTAGTCACATTTGGCTTAGATGTCTCGCCTAGCTTGATATGCTACATGACAGGCATTGGCATTAATAAAATCACCATTTCCTTTAATAATGATGCTGGTAAGAAATACAATCGAGGCTTAGACTCTTGCATTAAAACATATTTAAAACTTTTAAAACACTTTGATCCTTCGGTATTAGAAATTTGCCTACCGATCAAAAATGATTTTGGCGACATGGATCAAGAAGATTTTTCAACATGGACAGAAAAATTAAATTCTATCGATAGTCAAAAGCAAAAAGATTATATAATTAAAGTGTCAAAGACTTTGTTTAAAAAGGGTTTTATTACAAACAATTTGATGAAAAACATAAAATATATCAATGAGTAAAAAACAATTAGCCCCCTTATCTGCCAGTAGAATTAAAACTGCGCAAAATTGTAGCTGGACATATTTCTGTAAATACGTATTAAAACTTCCAGAAAAATCTAACGAAGGAGCTTCGAAAGGCTGGATCTGTCATTTGATTTTTGAGTTACTTGGAGATCAGAGACACGGCGAACATCTTCAAACAATTTTAAAAAATGGTTCAATATTTGCCTCTAAAGGCATAAAAAGATTGGTTGATATCCATGCT